TGAGTGGGGCCGGTCATAACGCTTCACGCATTCCAACCAGGGCAGGTTTTCCACATAGGTGCCAGCCAGACGCAAATGCGCGGCACTAAGATTTTCTTCAATCCGGCATAGATTGATCGCTGGTCCCGTGGTTGCGGTGCCGAAGTGCTGGCTGACGACCTTGCCGCTGAATGCGTGTTGCTGCAGATAATAGAAGCGGGCGGCGCGCTGGATGTCAGTCAATGTCTCCGAATTTACGGCTTGCTGCCATTTGAAGATTTGCCGGCTGCTGATCGCCCACTTGAACTGCCGCACGAATTCCTCCATGTGGTGCTGCACAACCCGATACAGGTTGACCAGGTCGCCATTAATGTCGTTGATGACTTCGGTGTGCGCCGGTATCGGTCGCAGGAAATACAGCGCAGCACCGCCGCAGAACACCTCGACGTAGCATTCATGCGGCGGAAACAAAGGGATGAGTTTGTCAGCCAGGCGGCGTTTGCCTCCCAGCCAGGGAATGATCGGATTTACTTGCACGTGATTTTCCATGGTCAGATGCTCGATGGCATGCGGATATGGGGCGCGTGGCTCTCAGGTGATTTAATGTGCCGCAACGTGGGCATTTAATGACCAGGGTGATGTATTCACCCTCGCCAAGTTTTCGGGAGCAACTCCCGCAGCGGATTTCCGACATATCGTAGCGATTACAAATGTGATAGCCTTCGGGTCGCCTGATCAGGTGGCGCGGCCCTGGGCCAAACTTGCAGCTCACTCTGCCGGTACGGTGGCGTGGTCGGTGTTATCGCACCGACCGCGTCGCCGCGTCTAAGTCTGCACTTTCTCACGCGCACGCGTACAGTGAAATATCGACAGAGTTGATAAGCAGCTTATCAACCCTCTGCTTGATGCACTAGCGGCGGCAACACGGCAACATGCAATGCATGACCGCCGACCTCTCCACTGATCTTTCCGAACTGCTGCGCTTAATCCTGAACATGATTCGGGTCGGCTCTGTTGTCGATATCGATTACGATGCAAAGCTGGTGCGGGTTCAGGTCGGCAAGAATACGCCCACCTGGCGGCCATGGGCAGTCCATCGCGCGGGCGATGCGCAGACTTGGTGGCCGCCATCCTTTGGCGAGCAGGTGATTCTGTTGTCGCCGGAGGGAAATTTCGATAACGCCGTGATTCTGCCGGCGTTGTATTCCGACCAATTCCAGCCACCGTCAAACAATCCAGCACATCACACCACGCGCTACAAAGACGGTGCAGTGATCCAATACGACAGCGTGGCACATGCCTTAACCGCGACCCTGCCGGGCGGTACCAGCGTCTCCGCTGTGCCTGGCACCGTTACATCGAATGCCGAGGATACGATTTGCACCGGCAATCTGACCGTCGAGAAGAATCTGACGGTCAACGGCTTTGCGGCCCTGAATGCCGGCATGAATGTCATGGCCGGCAAGGCTGGCGGTCCCGCCGCCATGGTGCAGGGTGTAATCCAGGCCACCATGGATGTGATCGCTGCCGGCATTAGCCTGGTCAAGCACCCGCACGGCGGCGTCAAAAAGGGCGACGACGATACGGGCGGCCCGAAATGACAGGCATGAATGCCCACAATGGCCGCGCCTTGTCCGGCCTGGCGCATATTCGGCAATCGCTGGCCGATATTCTGACGACGCCTATCGGCAGCCGCGTCATGCGTCGCAGCTACGGATCCGAAGTGCCGGAGTTGATCGATCAGCCCTTGAACGGCGCCACCGTGCTGCGCATCTATGCGGCCACCGCCCACGCCATCATGCTGTGGGAACCCCGCATTGCGTTGACCGGCGTGCAGCTCGAACGCGGCCAGGCCGGGCAAGCCGCGCTGATCCTGGACGGCGTGACCAATGAACAGAGTATTCAACTGGCTGTGCCGGTAGGTTCTGGAGTCAGCGCATGAGCGCCGCTATTGATTTGTCGCGCCTGCCCGCGCCAAATGTGATCGAGCCGCTGGATTTCGAGACTATCCTGGCCGAGCAACTGGCAGATCTGCAAGAGCGAGATACAAGCTATACCGGCTTGCTGGAATCCGATCCCGCCATGAAGGTGCTGGAGGTCACTGCCTACCGGGAATTAAAGGTGCGTCAGCGTATCAATGAGGCGGCTCGTGCGGTCATGCTGGCCTATGCCATGGATTCGGATCTGGATCACCTGGGCGCGCTGATGGATGTGCCGCGCCTGCAAATCACGCCGGCAAATCCAGATAGAGGTACGGACGCCGTGATGGAGTCCAACGAGGACTACCGCCGCCGCATCCAGTTAGCGCCGCAAGGGCTGTCAGTGGCCGGCCCCGAGGGGGCCTATATTTTCCACGCCTTGAGCGCGGATGGGCGTGTGCGCAATGCGACAGCAACCAGCCCGTCGCCTGGCCATGTGGTCGTTACTATCCTTTCGCGTGAGGGCGACGGCACGGCGTCGCAAGAACTAATCGATATCGTCACGGCCAGGTTGTATGAGGACGGTGTGCGCCCATTGACCGATTTCGTGGAAGTGCGATCTGCCGCGATCGATCGCTATCAAGTCCGTGCAACGTTGTACAGCTTTGCTGGACCGGACTCGACCGTGGTGGTGGGCGAAGCATTGAAACGCATACGGCAATACGTGAAAGATGCGCATCAACTGGGCCGTGTGCCGACGCTTTCCGGTATTGATGCTGCGTTAGTCGTCGCGGGTGTCGAACGCGTGAAGCTGTCTACGCCGAACAATGATCCGGATATCTCCGCGCTCCGCGCGCATTACTGCGAGGATATCGCGCTCGAATACGGCGGCATCTGGGGGCATGCATGAGTAAAGCCGTCAGATCACTATTGCCGCCAAATTCTACGCCCCAGGAGCGGGCGCTGGAAGCGGCCACAGCGCGGATTTCGGACGTGACGGTGCCGTTGCGCACGCTGTATCAACCAAACGTGATTCCCGTCGATCAACTGCCCTGGTTAGCCTGGCAATTGTCGCTTGAAAGCTGGAAATCCTACTGGAGCGAGGAAGTCCGCCGCGCACGGGTGCGCAACGCGATGACGATCCATCGCCAAAAGGGGACCGCTAAGTCGGTGAAAGACGTGGTTGCTGCTTTCGGTGGAGCCATCCTGTTGCGCGAGTGGTGGCAAAAGATCCCGATGGGAGAGCCGCACACGTTTGATCTGGTGATGACGCTGTCCGGTGCCGGCGGCCAGTCGGCCACCGCCGCATTTGTGGATGACGTGATCGCCGAAGTCAACAGGACGAAGCCAGTCCGTAGCCACTTTACCTTTACCCAGGGCGTCGAGACCCATGCCGCCATTGCCGTCGCGGCTGCGGCGCGCCCCATTATCTATGCCCGTTTGAATCTGACAGAAGCCTAACTCTATGCCCGGACTCCAAATCATCGCCACCAAGGCTGGACGCGCCGCCCTGGTCAATGCCGAACACAACGGCACCGCGCCGCTCAAGATTGCGGAAGTTGGCTTTACCGCTGCAGTCTTTGCAGCGAATGAAGACATGACCACCTTGCCAGGCGAGATCAAACGCTTAACGACTATTTCAGGTGAGGTTGTTGCCGCCGATACGATCCACGTCACGATTCGCGACGACGGGACCGATACCTATACGGTGCGCGGCATAGGCTACTGGCTCAGTAACGGCGTCTTGTTGGGCGTGTACAGCCAGCCGGACCCGATATTGCAGAAATCTGCACAGGCTATGGTTCTGCTGCAGGCTGACGTGATTTTTACCACCATCAAAGCGGCATCGCTGACATTCGGCGACGCCAATTTTACGAATCCACCGGCAACGGTGGATCGCCAGGGTGTGGTCGAACTGGCCACGCTTGACGAAACCGTGGCGGGGAAGGATGCCGTGCGCGCCGTGACACCCGCCGGCTTGGTGCCGGCCATGGCGAAATCCATCGACAATCATAAGGCGGCCCCGGATCCGCATCCAGGTTACCTCACGCCGGAGCGTGCCAACGCGCTGTATTTCCGCAAACTACCTGCAATTTCCAACAGTGACACTGATTGCGATACCTTGTTAGAAACGGGCGTGCGCGATGTTTTGGTCGCAAATGATCGCGGCATCATCGCCGCCACACACCTCCCCGTCGGCGGCGATGGCTTTGGCACGTTGACCACAGTGAACGGTGGCAATTTTATTCGCCAGGTGTACACCGAGGGCGGCACCATTCAAAGAACCTGGGAGCGCACGGGATTCGCTGGCGCGACGCCACCATTCAATGCCCGGAACTGGAAACTTCTGTGGGACTCAGTGACGTTTGATCCAGCATCGAAGCAAAACACGCTCGGCTATTCGCCTGTGCAGCAAGGCACGGGCATAGGGCAATTGCCAAATATCGTCAAAATCGGCTGGTCCAATGGCAGTGGAGTGAGGGTCACGGTTGATGCCACCGATATGGGATCGGTCGTTTTCGGTGCTCAATCAATCCGTTTGAACTGGAGCGGTTTTGGCGGTCAGCCGTCATGGCTGTTCGGCGGCAACTCGCCCGATGCCGTCAACGTCTTCAATCCCGCCAACTTCAGCGTCAACTACGCCAATAGCGCCGGCTATGCGACGAGTACCGGCAATGCCGACAAGGTCGGCGGCATCCCGATGCGGCATCAAGAAAACGCCGATCAATGTTATTACGTCTATGGGCGTAATGGCGGTACAGCCGAAATAACTTTATTCAATCGAAACACATTCATTGCGGGTTATGCAAATCAACTGACCGGTCCGGGACTGCAAAACCAAAGCATCGGCAGCTACATGTTGAACAAGAATTACACCAATCCCGAGGCGGGCGGTGCCTGGGAATTGCGCGGCTATGCCTACGATTTTGGCTCTGGCGGCGATGGCGGTATCGGCTCACGAACAGCTTTATGGCAAAGGGTAGCGTAATGGGAAAGATAAAAAAACAG